GACACACTCGTACTTCCCCTGAGTAGCGGAGACGTTACTCTTGTGAAAGTCAACCAGGACAACTACTCGTCTGAGTACTTGTTCCGAAACAGTACCTCGCAGTACCGGGCTCGCGTCCGTCACTCGGTGACGGCTGCGAAGAACGGGCGGCCAGCGTATGATCGGCACAACTTTGAAGTTGTGCAGACCATCTTCGCTGCCGGCGAGGTGGCTGAGTATGAACGAAAGTTCTACTTTGTCATTGAGCAATTGCCCAGTGACACCTCAGTAGAGATTGGCGACGCGGTTGCTGATCTCAGCATCGCGACTGCCAATGCTTTTCTGAGCAGCCTACTCGGGTGGGAGTCGTAGGGTTAACACCTTGTGGCAGGAGAACCATCATGAGATGGGACTTCAGCCTTGGTGACTCGTCGTCACCAGTGTTAACCGGTAGACTCTACACTAGGTTGTTGAGTGCGCACCTGACAGCATGGGACATCAGGAAAGGAGTTAACCAATCCTCATGTCTAATTGCCATGTCAAGGAGCTCGAGCGTGTGTATGAGGCTCTGCTTGCAGATGCCGCGTACACGTTCCCGACGTTGGAGAGCGAGTTTGAGAGAGATCTCAAACGTCTCCAAAGATTCGTCAAGCACAGAGGTATTCGAGTTTATCTCGAGTACCTCCCAGCAATCGGAAAGCACCTGGATAGGTGTCTCTCTGATGGCAAGTACATTCAGGGTGGGCTACCTCTGACAAAGAGGGTCTCTCCCTGGGTAGTGGTCCCGAAGTTTCTTCGGGGGCTCTACCTACTTGTTTTTGACGAATCTGGCAGTCTGAGAGAAGATTGCAGTGTTGAAGCAGTCTTCTTTTTGCGGCAAATTTATTTTGCTGCGAAGAAGGCTGACTACGCCTGCAGTGACGAGAAGGTCTTGGAATCCGTTCAAGACTTTATCGACACAGATACGCAGCTACCCGTACCCGAAAGGTATTGGGATGCTGTTGAGCCAGAAGATCTTGCGGCAGATCCTCCTTACTATGGTTTTAGTAAGTCGGAACTGCTTAAGGACCGCCTACGCTCTATCGAGAATCCTCGTAGGAGACTCGACGTATCTCTCTTCTTGACCAAGCTTGACACTGTGTCCGGCTTGATCACCTCAACCCTAGGGTCGTACAGACCCGCAGATTGGAGGTTCAGACATGGCCCAGGCGCGATCTCAGAAGCGACCGGTCCGTACAACAAGTACTGCTGGACGAATTGGTCAAGGCCTCTGGAATCCGAATTCCCTTTTGCTGATTTTGGTTTTCACAATTTCAGCAGTTGGGCTGCCCGTTGCACGAGCTCTACACCGGCTCAACGAGTTCAATCAAGAACTCATCGACCGAGTAGACTCATTGCAGTTCCCAAGACTTTTGCCGGGCCGCGACTTATTGCCGCGGAACCGTCAGAACACCAGTGGTGCCAACAAAACATTTGGCACTACTTCTGCCGACGAGTGCATCGCTCCTGGTTGTTGGGATTCGTCAACTTTCGAGACCAATCCCGAAACCAAGAACTTTGCCTCGCCGGGTCTAGGAACAACACCCTCGCCACCGTCGATCTTTCGGCGGCCAGCGACCGTGTTACGTGCCAGGCGGTAGGACAGTTCTTTAGGGGAAACCCTAAATTACTGAGCAGCCTACGTGCCTGTCGGACCCGTAGTGTTGAACAGAAACTGGTGGAGACTCTGCCAGAGACTGTTCAGTTGAGAAAATTCTCAACTATGGGTAGCGCCTGTACCTTTCCTGTTGAAACCGTATTATTCTTGGGAATAGCGATAGCTGCGGTCCTAACGGTCCGTAAACTAAAGCCGACCCTAGAAAACGTACGGTCTCTCCGAGGAGAGGTGGCCGTCTTCGGTGATGACATAGTCATCCCCGTCGACAGTCGGGAGCTCTTTGTAGAAGCGCTTGAAGTACTATACTTCAAGGTCAATTCCCACAAGTCCTTCTGGACTGGAAAGTTCAGAGAGTCCTGTGGTGTTGACGCCTTTGACGGGGTCGACGTGACCCCTGTCTACTGGCACCGCTCCTACAATGGCGGACCGGAATCTCTAGCCAGTGTAGTTGAG